ACGTCTTTTCGGCCTCGGCGATCGTGTAGCTCCACCGCCCGGACCCCAGCGAGGCGCTCGAGCTGATCGTCGCCCAAAAGACGTCGTCGACCACGGGCGGCGCCGGCGGCTCGGGCGGCGGCGTTTTTTGGTATGGGCTGCTGTCGTTTCGTGCGTTCATGCCTGGCTGGCCTCCACCAGCGTGACTTCATCGGGGGCCGTCGAGTCGGCCACGATCGCCGCCAGCACCAGCGCGGGCCCGTAGATCGGCGAGCCGCCGCCGGTCGACGCCCTGGCCGCCAGGCGGACGGTCTGGCCGTCTGAAAACACGTCGTCGAACGTTTGGGCGGCGGTCCCGCCGCCGTCGATCGCCATCGTGCCCAGGGCGTTGGCCCAGTCGCCCTCGCCGTCGACGACCTGGGCGACCTGCACCTCCGACGCGGCGGCGGCCCGCGGCTCGCCGAGCCGGTCGTAGCGGGCCGTGACGCGGACCGTTCCGCCCGCCGCCGCTTCGGCCCAGGCGTCCGCCAGGGCGTTGGGCCGGGCGTAGACCACGTTGCCCTCGGCGTCCTTCTCCACGCAGATCGCCAGCGGGGCGCTCTCGACGCCTGCGGCGCTCACGGCCGTGATCTCGTAATAGACCGTCGTCGAGTTGGCCTGGGGCGTCGTGAACTGGGCCACGCCGGCGGCCACCGTGTCGACCAGCGTCAGGTTCTCGGGCGACGGCCCGGAGTAGATCCGGTACTCGCCGGTCTCGTCGGCGACCCCGACGCCGGCGGGCCGCACCGCCGACGGCGGCCCGGCGAACAGAAACGGGACCAGGCGTTTGGTGATCATGACGCCGAGTCCCTCGACAGCGGCACGCGCCACGTGCGGGTCGCCGCGTCGATCGTGGCGGTGACCGAAACCAGTACGCCCTCGCCGGCGGTGGTCCGCTCGGCGGTCACCGCGTCGTACTTGTACGCCCCGGCGGTGATCGTGCTCATGGCCGTATTGGCGATCAGGTCGGTCCCGTCGGCCCGTTTGATGACCTGGAGTTTAGGCACCGTCACGCCCGACGTCAGGGGGACGCCGTCCTTGAACCACTGGACGATGTACTCGTCCTTGCCGTTCGTCACGTCGATCGACAGATCGACGGTGGCGGTGTAGATGCTGACGTCGGTCACGGCCTTGATCGCCGCGCCGGGCGGCACTTCCGTGATCGTGCCGCTGGTCTTGGCCGTGTCGTATCCGGCGCCGTCGACGAATAACTGCCCCGATCCGCTCTGGGCCAGGTCCAGTGCGGTCGCCGCGCCTGTTGCCGCCGTGTGGATCTTGACGTCGTTCAACTGGATACGACTGGTGCCCGCCGCCAGAACGCCGGTGACATGCTTGTCGGGATAGGTCCCCGAGGTCGTTACGACGCTGATTTGCCCGCCGTTCATCACGATGTCGCCGGCCGTGGCGTGGAGGCCGATCGCGCCGTTGGCCCCGGAGAGGTCTTCACTCGTATTGACAATGACATGGCAGTTGTTCAGGACAACCGAACCCGGCGACGCGTTAATGAGGCCCCTGGCGTCCTGGGCGCCGCTGTCGTAGCCGCCGTCCGAGAACAAGACGCAATCGTTCAAGGTCATGCCGACGGCCCCGCTGCTGTTGAGAGCGTCGAATCCGGACGCGATATAGCACCTGTTCACCGTCCAGTTGCGGCCGCCCTGGTTGACCATCCCGTCCCAGCGGCCCGTGATAATGCAATCTTCGAGCAGGATGTCGTGTTTTGCGGCGGCCGTATGGACCGCGATCCCGTTGGCCGTTTCGGACGTGGCGTCGATGCCCAGACCGATCAGCCTGCACCCGGATTCGAGGATGACGGGTTTGACCGTGTTCTGGATTATCGTTGCGGCGGGACCGTGAACGCCAATGAGCGACAGGCCCTTGTTGGCGGTGTCGAAGTCCACCTGTTCGCTGTACGTGCCGCGCTCGAGTTTTACCGTGTCGCCGTCGGCCGCGTCGCCCATCGCCGCGCCAATCGTTGCCTCGGCGTCCGCCCATGCGGTTCCGCCGTTTGCATCGTTGCCGTTTGTGTCGTCGCCATACCACGTGTTCGGCGTCTCACGCGCCAGAAGGGCGTGGGCCGCGTCCATCTCGGCCTTGGCGGCGTTGGCCTCGGCCGCCGAGAGGTCGTTCAGCGCGTCGATCAGGCCGGGGATCGTCGTCGACGTGCTGGTGACGATCGTGTCGCACAGGGCGTCGATGAGGTCCTGCTTGGCCTCCGTGGCGAGCAGGCCGTGGGCGGCGTCCATCTCGGCCTTCGTCGGCGGGTCGTAGTCGCTCAGGGCCGTGTCGGCCTCGGCGTTGACCTCGGCCTTCATGCCGGCGGACATCCCCCCGAGGCCGGTGAGGCCCGCGCCGGCTGCGCCGATGCGGGCGTAGGAGTCGCCCGTCTGGGCCGTGTGGCCGTCGAGGGTGTTTACTTTGGTGAGGTCGCCGTCGGACTCGACGCCGAGCCTTCGTCCGGCGGCGGCGGGTTTAAGCAACCGACCGACGGTGAAGCGGAACGTCATCTTGACCGTCTTCGCGTTAACGGTAATCGCGTTAATGTGAATCCAGAACGTTGACTGCGAGTAGAACGAGGCGTGGGAGTTGTCCCCCAGGTCCACGCTGAACCCGTGCAGCCCCGTCGAACCGTCGAAGTCGGTCCCGTCAGTGTCGAGCAGCCCGTATCCGTTATCGCTCGCTCGCTGGGTAGTCGCGCCGTCCTTGTAGATTTCGATGTCGGTGACGGCCAGGCCGGCAATCGTAACGGACTCCATGTCGGCGTCGTACGTATCGAACGGGATGTACAGGACATCCCCATCCGAATAGTCGGCCGCAACCCAGTAGTCGCCGAGGTCGATCATGGTCAGCTCCCGGCGTCCGCGTTGTCGATGCTCTGTTCGGCCTGGGCGTCATTGAGCACCTTTGCCGCCGTGGTCAGCGCACGATTGTTGCGGATCGCCTCGGTTTTTAGGCGGTTGGCGCGGGCCGTTTCGGCGGCCAGTTTCGCCCCGAGGGCCGCGGTCTCGTCGGCGCGTTGGACCTGCGCGGCCTCGGCGGCCTGTGCCAGGGCGTCGCATCGTTCGGCCAGTCGTTGCGCCGCCGCCATGGCCTCGTCGGCCTTTTGGGTGGTCGCGTCGAGTCCCGTCCGCAGGGCGGTGATCGTCTTGCCCTGCTCGGCGAGCTTCTCGTCGCGCCGCTTGGCGTCGGTGCGGGCCTGCACGTACCGTGCGGCCAGGTCGGCCGGCGGCTCGGCATTCAACGCCTCGGCCAGTTCGGCGCTTCGCGCCTTGAGTTCGTCGGCCGTCATGTTTTCGATGTCGTGGATCTTCACTATGCGCTCCTCTGTAATGGACCGGCAAATGGTCCGCTGAATGGTCCGACGAACGGGCTGCCGCCCGCGCCCCCGCCCGGCGGGGCCCCCGCCGTCGCCGCCGCCCACAGTGCGATGTTGTCGGGCATGGTTATCAGGGCGTAGGGCTCGCGGTAAAGCCATTCGACTTCGCCAGCGCACAGAGTGCGAGACCAGAACATACACGCCAGGATATCCCCTTCATAGCAATAGGAATTGTTCGGATCGGGTTTCCCCATATAAAATGTATCAACTAAATCATTAACCGATCCTGTCGTTAATGTAATGACCTCAACGCCGTCAACATAACCCAAGAACGCACCACCGCCTTTGAGTGTAATCGCAATCTGATGAGCCTTGCCGTCATTTAGGGCGGGGCCACCAGCGGCGTAGACGCCGTCGCTCCCATCATCAATTTTTATCAGCAGATTGTCAGCCGCGACGTCCACCCGCGCATACCACCCGTCGCTAACGTCAGTGCCCAATATGTAATTATCGCCATCTGTCGTCGTTCTGATCCATGCTACTATTGACCAATCGACAGTATCCGCCCGAAAATCAAATATGCTGCCCACGTCCACATACTGATCTGTTCCGTTGAAGCGCAAACCATCACCGAGCCATATAGGCGAGCCGACAAGCGGGCTATCGTGCCCATTCCCCGACACGTCCATCACCTTGTTGCCCGAACCCTCCCACATCGGCCAATAGCCGACAAGGCCCACACCACGCCCGCGCGCCCCGACGCGGTTGATTCCCATGCCGTGCATCGACGGTGTACGTTGCGCAATCATGCCACAGCCCCGACCTCGACAACACGTGCGCGGGTAAACACGGTCGCGCCGTCGTCGTCGTAGGTGTTGTCGTACAGCACGCGCGCGAGAATGATTCCCAGCGGCAAGAAAATCTCGTACGACTTCGCAATGTTCGACAGCACGGACGTGTTTGCGTGCTCTCGGACCGTCCCGTCAAGGACCGTGAGGTCTGTGTTCGAGGTAAAGTCCGTGAGCATTAGCAGTTCCGAGTTCGCGGGCGTGTTGTCCTTGAGAAAGATTTCCAGGACGCCCTCCGCTTCATAACCCGTCGTGCTCGCGACCGTGATCGTCTTTGCGCCTTGCGCGAGCGGATTGTTTGTGACCGCTTCGAGATTGGCCGTTCCGACAGGGCCGACAAAGTCCAGGTAATTCGTCCAGAACTCGTCGCCGCCCGCATCGGAAGCTGTCTGCACGATAATGCGCGTGCCGTTGTGGACACCGGCGCTGGTCAGGGCGATGTCGATATGCAGCGCCGACTGGTACGAATTGGACAAGACGACCTCCGCGCCTTCCCGGACCGTATCTTGCGCAACTTCCGCCCACACATCAAGCTCAGCAGGTGTTTGTGTAAGTCCCATTCTATTCTCCGAGCGCTTCGTTGAGGCCCGTCAGCAGCGACGCTTCCCAGCCAGTAAGGGTTGTCTGCAAGGCGGCCTCTTTCGCCCTGGCCGCAACGTCCCGGTCAAACCGCCTGGTCAGGGCGGCGATGACCTCCCGGCGGATCGTTGCCAGGGGCCGCATGGGCTTGGCGTCCATGTTCACGCCGTGCAGCGTAAACACGCGCACGTCCTCGCCGTCCGCGATTGTGCCGACGACCTTGGCGAGTTTCCTGTCCCGGTCAGTGACCGTCAGCGTTACGTTTGTCCATTCAAATGCCATTGGTTTTACACTCCGTCATCTTGGTATCCGGTAGTCGGGTCGTGTCTTTTCGGCGGGGTCGGCATGTTCTGCTCCTCTATCAGTTCCCTGTGATTGCTACGCTGCCGGTGTAGATCCGGCCGTCGAACTCGACCATGACGTAGACGGTCTTGTCGGCGGCGGTGTCGATGTTCATGGTGATCGTGGAAGGCGTCCCGGCGTCGGAGATGACCTCGTAGTCCGCGTTGGCCTCGATCTGGCGGAGCACATCGCCGGTCGTCACCGAAAAGCCCGTCTGGGCGTCGGGCTCGGAGTACTCGGCGTCTGCGATCCAGATGCGGGCGAGGAACCGCCCGGCCAGGTTGTTGCCCGCGGCGTCCTTGAACTCGACCTCCGCCCAGCCCGTCCCGTCCTCGTCGTCGTGCGTGGTGATGGTCACCAGCGGGATGGCGTCCTGCAGGGCGGCCGCCAGGCCGGCCGCCGCGTGGACGTGCAGCGCGTCGGCGTTCGAGCCGGCGACCAGCGTGTTGCGATTGGCGCCGGTGTCGGCGGCCAGGACGTTGAACAGGCAGGCGAAGCGGTAATCGGTCAGGTCGCCCTCGGCCGGGTCGGCGTCGTAGTCGCCGTCGGCCGTCACGATCGTCGCCAGCCGCACGTGCGGCGTCGACGACGGGTCCGGGAAGCCCGTGATGTTGACCGTCAGCGCGCCGGCCGCCGTCAGGTAGAGCCCGCAGCCCGAAGGTCAGCGCCCCGTCCTTATAGATCTGCAGCGCCGAGACGGACCGGCCCAGCAGTTGCCACATCGTCTTGTACGCCTCGGCAAGGTGCGGGTTTGCATATGCGGTCTGGAACACGAACCCGGTGTCGGTGTCGGTCGATTCGGACTTGGCCTCCAGCGCCGCGTCTGTCGGGAATGTTTCAGCCATGTCGTTACCTCGTCTACGCGCCGTCGTCGTCGGCGCTGAGTGTCCATGTGAGTTTCACGTCGCCCGAGTCGTCCTCGGCGGCGGCGTTGGTCGGCGGCCTCGGCGTGCCGGCCAGGGCCACGGAGGCCTCCGCCGCCGGCGGGGTCGTCGCGTTGCCCGCCGCGTCGTAGCTCACCACAGTGAACGTCCACGTGCCGTCGGCCAGCTTCGGCGTGCGGATCGAGACCAACTGGCCCCCGACGCCAAAGGGCCCGACGCCGAACGGGAAGTTGCCGAACCCGGGCCCGGCGGCCTCGCCGATGCCGAACGGCCCGGACCCGAACGGCCCAATGCCGAAACCGTGGCGGCCCTGCAGGTCCCGCCAGGCCGGAATCGGAGCGGCCGTCACGCGGTGGTCGCCGTCGAACACCACCGTCCCGTCACGATCGTCGCGAAACGCGTGGTAGTACCCGCCCGGGGCGACGCCCTGCGGCTCGGCGAAACGGATCTCGGCCCTGCTCCTGGCGGCAATCATGAGAGCACCCCCACGGGGGGCGATTGACGATTGATCCGCCGAAGGCGGAACGATTGACGATTGGCCTGCAGGCGAAGCGCCCCCGGCCGTTGGTGCCAATCGTCAATCGAAAATCGTAAATCGTAAATCATACAACGCCCGCCTTCCTGTCGGTGTCCAGGGTGAGGACCGTGTTGTAGGTCTCGGGCGTCAGGTTGCGCTCGATGGCGATCACGCGGGGGTACTGCGCGGCGGGCCCCACGTTCGTGCCGAGCGCCACGTCGATGCCCTCGATCCGCTCGATCCGGTCGCCGAGCGAGATCTCCGCGTCGGCCCACTCGATCGGGACCGACGCCTCGATGTACCGCCCGGCGTTGGCGTCGGCGATCAGGCCGGCGGCCCTGGTCAGGTCCGCCTCGGCGGCGCTTGCGGTCTCGTCGGCTGCCAGGCCGAGGCCCGAGAAGCGGCTGGACGAAGCGACCGTCCGCTCCTCGGACAGGTCGCCCCGATCGAAAAACCCGGTCATGTCGAACACCGACCCGCCGGGGCGCGTGACGGACGCCGAGACCGCCCTCTCGGGCGAGGCGACGGTGCAGGTCAGGCGCATCTTCACCGTCGACGGCGCGTCGACCAGGCGCTTGAACAGGCACCACGACTTCCAGTCCGTCGCTTTGTCCGCCCTGACGATCTCGGCCAGGTTGGCGGCCGTGAGCCGAACGGCCAGGCGGTCGCGGGCGGGCGTCACGCCGGTCACATGCTGCCAGGTGGTCCCCGAATCGAACGAAATCTCGACATAGAGCCCAAAGGCCTTGCCGTCGTTGAAGGCCGCGGAGGGCTGCGAGAGGCAGTCCAGGGGCCGAAACGCCATCAGGGGCCAACTGTCGATCGTCTGGCCGCACAGGAGTGCCACGTCGGGCACGGCGGCCTCGTACGGCGCGGCGGAGAACCGGCCGTCCGTGTTGGCGTCCCACAGCCGCCCGACGTCGGCGTACAGGTGGAAGCTCGAGCCGCCGACGACGTATCGCCGGCAGTACGCCTCGGAGGCCATCTGCGGCGCCTTGGCCTTGTGGACGATCTGGCTGCCGGCGGGGACCTCGAGGCGGGCCGGGTCCCAGGCCGGCTGCAGGGGGATGGTGATCTCGTAGAGCTTGCGGCCGCCGACGACCACCGGCGCGTTGACGCAGGACGAGACGTTTTCGGCGATCGACGTACTGAACAGGTCCGTCTCGTCGAGGTCGAGCACCGGCCGCGCGCCGTCGGCGGCCGGGGCCTGGTGCTTCACCGTCCGCAGCGTGCCGGCGCCGCGCCTGACGATCGCGATCCGGCTGGCGACCGTATGCCACTCCCGCGCGCCGAGCGAAAAGGCCTCGAAGACGTCGACCCCCGCCCGCGCGCCGAGTTCGCCCAGTGCCTCCCAGAGGCTGAGGCCCTCGCAGTCGACCACGAGGGGCACGCCGGCGGCGTAGTCGTCCTCGGTCGGCTCGGCGTTGGCGATGTACGTCTGCGAGGCGTTGTATCGCCACTGGAGGTAATCGAGGGCCGTCGCGAACGTCCAGAACTCGGCGTCGGCGGCGCCGGCGTCGGTGAACAGCGGAATGCCCCGCGCCGGCCCGGCCTCGTTGGCGCCGACGGCCTGCCTGGCCGTCGAGCAGTTGGGCCTGCCGCCGGCGTTGAAGGCGCACGGCAGGCCCGAGAACAGGGCCGTCGACGCCCCCGCCACGGCCCCCCGCGTGGCCCGCCACTGGCCGTAGACGAGGTGGCCGCGATCGCGGAGCAGCCGCCAGGCGTTGGCCCGCGCGGTGAACACGGCCTCCTCGCCCGTGCCGAACTCCCAGTCGGCGTCGACGACGAAACCCGAGAACAGGGCCATGCGGTCGGCGCGGCGCGGCGGCGCGGTCACCAGCGCGACGCGGTCGTCGAATCCGACCAGCCGCCGCCAGTCCCATGCCCTGATCGCCACGCCGGCGGCGTCTCGCACAGGGGCCGCGTCGATCTTCAGGGCCGAGACCTCCGGCGCGATGGCGTGGCGGACCTGCGAGGCCGCCAGCCACGGCACGTGGCGGGCGGGCCCGTACCCCACGCCCACCCGCTGGCGGCGGGTCAGCCTGGTTGCCACGGCAGTTCTCGTGTGCTCAGACATTCGATTGCGGATCTCGGATTTCGGATTTCGGATTATACATACGGCCCTCCGGTGCGCTCGGTGGCCTCGACGGTGTACCTCTGCCAGATCGCGCCGCCCGAGGCGGCGACCTCGCGCCTGCCGGGGACGAACCGCTCGAGCACCAGCGCCGTGCCGGTGTTGCCCTGGTCGTCGACCCACGCCGAGGGCGTGCGCTCGCTGCACAGGGCCTCGATGGCCTGCCGCAGGGTCAGCATCTCCGCGTTGGAGGCGGCCTTCAGGATGCCGGTGATCCGAACCGGGCACGGCCCGGTCGCCGTGGGGATCCCCACGCCGCCGATCGTGCCGGTGGTGACCAAAACCTTCTCGTGCGTCCGCGGCGAGCCCCAGGCCCACCGGTGCCCGCCCGACCCGAAAATGTCATTCCCGCCGACGCTGCTCATGGCGTCACCTCGTGACGCCTATTGCGGATTTCGGATTTCGGATTGCGGAATACTCCATTGCGGATTGCGGATTGCGGATTGCGGATTCCGCGCGCCGCGCAGAGCGTTTCTGTCTGTGCCAATTCCGCAATCCGCAATCCGCATTCCGCAATTGCCATCATTCCATCCCCGTCCTTCTCCGCCGCCCGGCGGGGTCCTTTTTGTTGTAGTTGTTGTACTGCACGCCGTGGTTGTTGATGACGGTCTGGCCCCACCGGGCCCGGGCCGCCACGTCGCCGGAGTGCGTGCCGTAGTACGTGTAGCCGTAGAGCTTGCTGAACGGATCGGACCTGTCCCAGTCCTCGGCGGCCTCGCGGATAGATTCCGGGACGTCCGGATCGGCCGCGATGGCCCGCATCTGCCGCCTGATCTCCTCGGCCACCAGGTGGCGGACGACCGTCTCTTTGCTGTAGACGTCCTCCCAGATGCCGGGGATGTCCTCGCCCCGGGCCCGCATCCGCGTGTACGTGGCCTCGGCCCGTTCCTGCATGGTGTGCAGCGCGGCCCGCCTGCGCGATTCGGCCTGCCTGGTCGCCTGGCCGGCGATCCGGGCCCGGTATGCCTCGGCCTCGGGCGTGCCGGTGACCTCGGCGTAGCGGCCGGCGATCGCCCCCTCCCACGTCGCGGCCGAACCGGTGGCGGCCAGGCCGGCCATGCGGGCCTGTACGGCCTTGTCGAATGCTGCTGCGTACGTCTGGGCCAACTCGGGTGGGATGCCGAGTTCCTCGGCCGCCTTCGCCCCGCCGGGCAGGCCGCCGGCGGCCTTGGCGGCGGCGATGATGTCGCTCTGAAGGACCATCCTCTCGACGGCCGACATCTCCGCCGCGTCGCGCCCCATCTTCTCGGCCTCGGCCGTCATGCGATCGCTGGACGTGCCCGCCGCGCGGATCATCTGCTCGAGGGCCGTCCGGAGTCGGCCGGGCTCCTTGATGCGAAAGCTCATCGCCGCCGCCATCGACATGAACTGCGCTTCGGTCATCCCGGCCGAGACGGCCGCGGGAAGGAGCGTCCCTGCGACGTCGGCCAGTTGCTCCAGGCTCACGCTGGACTGTTTGGCGTAGGTCGATGCGCGGGCGAAGAACGCGCGGAACTGCGCGGGCGTCGAGGCAATGCCCGCCTCCGTCGCCGCGATCGTCAGGCCCGACAGCGCCCGGCCCGACGCCCCGGTCACTCGCATCGTCTGGAACGCCGCGGTCTCGATCGCCTCAAGGCCCGCCCGCCCGCCGACGGCGGCCGGGTCGAGGCCCGACTCGATGGCGAACGCGGCGTCGCGGGCGTCCTCCGGCCGGATGGTGTGCCTGCGGGCCTGCTCGAGCATCCACCGGACGGTCTCGGCCTCTCCCGCCCCGCGGATCTGCGCGAGCTGCTGCGTCTGGGGCTGCATCGACAGGTCGACGAACTGGCGATAGTACTGCCGCAGCTCGCGATTCAGTTCCTTGACGGTTGCCAGCGCGTTCCTCACGACCGAGACCACCGCCATGACCGCCCCGACTGCGCCCATCTGCCACGAGCGGAACAGGGACGTATTGACGCCGACGGCGCTGCCGAGCTGGTCGAGGGCCTGGCGGCTGTCGTCGGCGCCCTTCTTGACGTCGCGCCCCGCCTTGCGGCCGGAGGCCGCAACGCGGCCCTCGGCCTGAGCCACGCCCTTCAGGTCGCTCGCGGCCCGCTTCGCGCCGGGCGCGCTGACTTGGATTTTGACTTCATCCGGCATTCGTCGATTTCCAATTTGCAATTTCCAATTTTCAATTTGCAGTCGACGGCGAATCCGGGCCGTTCAATTGCCAATTGGAAATCGGAAATCGGCAATTCTTCTACGCGTCCTCCGCGTCGACGATCATCAGTGCGACGGTGTCGGCGTCGCCCCACTCGGCGTCGCCGGTCAGGGAGAAGGCCGGCACGTTCCCGCCGGCGTCCCTGGCCTTGGCATTAGCGGCCACCCCGCCGGTGAACTGGACGTTCTTGAACGTCCGCTTCTTGAGGGTCCCGCCGGCGCCCTTGTAGCCGCAGACCAGGTTCGCCGCCGCCGCGCCGATCAGGCCGAGCAGGACCATGTCGTCCTGGCTGTAGACCGTCACGCCCAGCCGGTACTGCGTGATGACCTTCTCGACCTCGCCGGGTGCGGCCGCGTCGCCGGGGTCCGTGCTGGCCACGGGCACCAGCGAGTAGCCCCAGTGCGTGGCGCCTTCCACGTCGACGCTGTTGAACTCCACTCGCGTCGCGGCATGAATCACTTCCTTTGCCATCTTTCAACGTCCTTTCCACGGCCCGTTGTTGGGCCGTTAATCGCCTGTCAAAGACCCGGAGGAACCGCAGATTCCGCAGATTCCTCAGATTGAATTCGGAGTTCATTCCGGCCGTTTCTTGTTCTCATCTGCGCCATCTGCGTAATCTGCGGTTACCTCTTGTCCGTTCTCCGTTACGTTCGTTTCAGCGGGCCGTCGAACGAGACCCGCAGCGAGCCGACAGCGCCGACGGGCAGAAGCCGGTTGTTCTTGCCCGCCACGGCCCAGTACCGCCAGCGGTAACGGTCGACCGAGCAGTGATTGCCGCCGCCGGCGTCCCACGCCTCGATGGCGGCGTCGACCTCGGCGATCACCTCGCTGACGGTCTCGAACCGGTCGGCCTTGCCGTCGCCGCAGACGGCCAGCGGCAGGAACACGTCCATCTCCCACGACCGCTCGCCCGCGGACCCGCCGGTGCGGTACACCTCGGACGGCAGGACCCCCAGTACGAGCGTCTCGTTCGGCAGGACGTCGCGTTCGACGACCTGCCGGAGGGTCTCCGCCGCGACGAGCGCATCCAGCGCCGGCTTGAGCGAGTCCAGGATCGTGTTGACGATGTATGTTGCCATTTTCGATTTACGATTTTCGATTGTCGATTACGGACTACTGACTACTGATTACCGACTACCATTCGTTTGCGTATTCGTCCATCCTGTCCTCGAACGCGTCGGCCATGATCTGGGCGGCGGCGCGGGCCCCTTCGCTGAGCCAGTTCGAGGCGGGGATCGTCACCTGCGCCAGCAGGACCCAGTGCGCGATCATCGTGCCCCGCTTGCGGACCTCGGCCAGAAGGGGCGGCTTGCCCTTGCGTTTGATGAACGTCAGGTTCTCCATGTCGCGCGGCGAGCTGTACTGCCTGGCCTTGTCCGTCAGCGGGACCGACAGGGCCCCGCCGGGCTTCGCGCGAATGACCCCGCCGTGCTCGTGGATGGCGGCGTACGGATGTCCCGGCGTGCCGCGCCGCACGCCCAGCGCCGCCAGCGGCGCCGAGCGGTCGATCATCCAGCCGGACACCGACGAGCCCAGGCCGGCCCCCTGGTATTGGGAGCGGATGTCCAGCTCGCCCATGTTGAGTTGCCGGGCGACGTCCTCGGCCCCGGCCCGTGCCGCCGAGTGGACCCCGTCGGCCATCGCGTCGGGCGCCCGGCCCGCCAGGGCCCGGTGCCTCGCGATCGTCCGCCGCGTCTCGGGCGAGATGTCAATCGTTACAACCATTTCCGATTTCCAATTTCCGATTTCCAATTTCCGATTTACGGAGCCGGACTGGCCGCACCTGCCGAACGGGCAGGCAGGGATTCCGTCAGCCTTCGGCTGACAGATTCGTCTTGAGGAACAAGCGGGGGCGCCGGCGGCTCGTTGATAACGGCAACGCCCTTGCCCGCGATGCGCCTCAGGTTCAGCACGAGGACCCGGCCGTGGCTCGGCTCCCGGCCGGCGTCGCAGTCGGCCTTGAACCGTGTCGCGGCGGCCAGAGGCGACTCGAAACGCTGCGGGTTCTCGGCATACTGCCCCATCAGGTCGTTCAGGGCGACGATCAGCTCCTCGTCCGTCCAGGTTGTCGCGTCCGCCTGCTCTGCCATGTCCGTATCTCCAATCCGTGTAATTCGTGTAATCCGTGGACAACCTCTTTCCGTCACACCGCCTTTCGCCGGAACGTCTGGCAGACGGCCTTGACGTCGGGCAGGAGTTTGTAGGCGCCGGCCCACTGCACGCCGCCGCCCTGGCCGGCGTCGATGCCGGTGGCGCCCATGTCGTCGCGGCGCTGGGCGAGGTACTGGCACTGCTGGATCGCGGCGTCGACCAGGTCGTCCGGCAGGGCGGTCTCGCCCTCGCCGACGTCGTCGCCGGCGGACGTGTAGCCGCCGATATAGATCACCTGGACGGTCCGGGGCCCGTGCAGCCATGCCCCGCCGATCCGGTGGAGGGTCCCGCGGTCGAGGTCGGCGTGGTAGCTCGTCCCCTCGACCAGGGCGTCGGAGTCGGTGAAATCGCCGTACAGGCCTTCCTTGACCGACGTGATCGACACGACGGGAAAGGCCCGCAGCATCAGCATGGCCTGGTCGTGGTCGACGGCCGAGAGGACCTCGGTCAGCGACGCCTTTTCGAGGCACGGCGCGCCGGTCCGCGTGGCGCGGCCGCACGCCCGGGCGATCCGCGCCGAGACGCCGGTGATGATCGCCGTCAGCAGCGCGTCGTCGTCGTCGACCGCCACGCCCATCCGGGCCTTCAGTTGTGCCAATGTGCAGAGCATGTCGCTGCGCTCCTCGGATTGACGATTTACGATTGACGATTGACGATTAGCGCCCGGTCCGGGCAGTTCAATCGACAATCGACAATCGACAATGCCGCTACTTCGTAGCGGCCGCCTTGGCCTGCTTGTCGGCGGGGGTCTTGCCGACTTCCTTGACCACGCCCGCGTCGACGTGCGGCTGGACCAGCGACTGTTCCATCATGAACTTCTCGCCGGCCGCGTGCTGCGTGCCGTCGTCCTTGACCCTTGTCAACGCCTCGACCTCGACCATTGTTCGCTTTGCCATTTTCGTTCTCCTGTGTCAGAGTTAACCGCAGATTCCGCAGATTCCGCTGATTTCAAACGGCCCGTCACGGACCCGTACAGCCGCGAACGAACAGCGTGGCCATAACGGCGATCACGCCGATCACCACATACCACCACGGAATCATCTTGCCGTTCCTTTCTGCGCAATCTGCGTAATCTGCGGTTACTCTGTTTCCGTTCGTTCTTCGTTCAGGGCCGCGGGCGTGGCCCCGGAGGGGGCAAGGCCCCGGGGCCACGGGGGCCGGCCGGCGACTAGGTTTTGTCGTCGCCGGCCTGGCCGCCTTCGCCTGCAGCGGGCGATTCGTCCGCGGCGTCGTCCAAGGTCTCGATGATCTCCACGTCGTCGGGGCCGTGTGCCCGGGCCCGCTCGAGCGGGATCACCGCCTCGACGGGAATCGTCTGCGTGCCGTCGACTGTCGGGGCGTACCGAATGCCGCCGACGCTGACGGCCCGCTTGACCAACACTCTCGCCATGCGCCCGTCGTCAACCGGCCGGGCCCTTCGGTCTCGTCTGTCTCTTGCCATGTCCGTTCTCTCTCTCCGGCCCGTTGGGCCTCAAACGCGGGCCGGTGGCCCGCCGCTAAACGTTGCTTGCGTCGTCCGCCGCCGGCGGACTACTGCGAGATCTCCGGCGGGGCCGCCACGCCGGCGGTGCCCATGATCACCCAGCCCTCCGAGCCGTCGATGTACCGCAGCGTGGCCGTATCGCCGGCGTCGGCGAACACGATCGTGCTGAAGCCGCTGGCCGTGGTGGGGGTCAGCGTGCCGGTCCCGCCGCCGTCGGTGGCCAGGACGATCGTCAGCACCTGCCCCGGCGAGCCGTCGGCAAGCGTCAGCGCCTCGGCGTCGGCGCCCGTCGTCTTGAGGACCACGCTGTCGGTGATCGGGATGGCCAGCGAGTCGGCCGCCGACGTGGTGGAGCCGACGACCACCTGGCGGCGCTGCACGGGGGCGGCGACGACGATGCAGGTTACGTCCTCATCGGCGCCGCTGGCGGCGGTCAGGGCGACGGCCGCCACCTGCTGGCTCAACGCGTCGGCGGCGTCCAGCACGAACGCCTTGGCCCCGGTGCCGGCCGTCAGCCTGTCGCCGACGGAGATCGCCTCCCCGCTGGTGACGGTCGTCTGCGTGCCGATCGGGGCGTAGCGCGTCATGGCGCCGGCGGCGGCGGTCAACTCGCAGACGCCGACGACGTTGTCGGTCACCGCGGTGGCATTGACGATCGTATCGGCCGCCGACAGCTTGACCAGCAGCCCCTTCGTGACGCCGCCGGATCCGGCCGTGGCCCGCGCGGCGCCCAGCAGCGGCGTGGCAGCCTCGGCCGCCGGGCGGGTGTTCATCACGGGCAGGACAATGCAGGCGATCAGCGCCGCCAGGAGGATCATCGGTACGGCAAATCGTTTCACTTGTTTCATGATGCGTCCTTTCGTTTGGTGATTTACGATTTACGATTTACGATTGTCGATTAGCGCCCGGGCGGGCCGTTCAATCGACAATCGTCAATCGACATTCGGCATTTCCTTTACGACGCGGCGGTCTTGGCCACGACGATCGCGTCGACGTCCGCCTCGGCCATGTCCACGTGCATGATCCCGCGGATGGCGGCCTGGTCGCTGACGAAAAACGCGTGGTCGCTCCTGTCGATCGTCACGTCCCGGAGCATGCCGACGATGTGGCTGATGCCGAGGTCGCCGAACCAGGCGTACTTCGTGCCGGCCGAGACGCTGCCGACGGCGATCATCCGGTTGCCGTAGGTGAACGGGTAGCCGTCGATGTTGGCCGGCATCTGCCCGTTGGCCCGCTCGAACACGGGTATGTCGTTGGCGTTGCGGAGCGAGCGGAGCGCCATGAGCACGCTGAGCGACAGGCCCCACCGCGGCCCGCGGAATCCGTAGTCGACCGTCATTCCGGCGATGACGTTGGAGATGTCCTCCGGGTCGAGCGTTGCTATGGTCGTGTTGCCCGACGCGGCCGCCACCGACGAGATGTTGGCCGACTCCATGATGCCGGTGATGGAGCCGTAGGCGGCCGTCCCGTCGCCGTTGATCAGGGCGTCGTCCAGGGCGTAGGACATCGCGTAGACCATCTCCAGGGCGATGAAGTTCCCCAGGTCGATCAGCAGGGCCGACCGCGCGAACTCGTTGGGGATCACCGTCAGCGCCATCAGCTTCTGGGGGGTCAACTGGATCAGGTCGAACGTCGGGGTCGACGTGGTGCCCTGGGCGGCGGGGGCCGTCCAGTAGGCCGTCAGGCCGCCCGTTCGCTTGGGGATGCTCGTCACGCCGCCCGTTACCAGCGGCAGGCGCCGGGCCAGCGGGAAGAAGACGCCGGTGGCCTCGACGTTGCGGATCAGTTCGGAGCGGAACTCGTCGGGAATCACGTAGCCGCCGGACGCGTCGACGTCGGGGTCCATGTCCTTGACGACCTCCTGGGCCATGTCCGCAACGTAGGCGGGGCACCGGTCGGCCTTGCCGTTGAGGCTGAATCCCACGAACGCCATGTACGCCCCGAACCGCTTGGCGGTCTCGTCGTCCACGAACGCCCGCTGGTCCTCGAGCATCTGCCGCCTGGCCCGCAGGCCGCCGGGGACGACGATCTTCCCGGCGCTCACGCCGAGGCCAGATCTCTGGATCCGGCGGACGGCCTCCTGCTCGGCGGCCAGGTCGTTCTTGAGCTGCTCGATCTCGGCCACGCGCTCGTCGATCTCGCCCAGGGCCCTGCCCTCGGGCGACTCGAAGAAGGTAGTAGTGTCCTTGAGCGTTTTCGCCAGCTTCTCGTCGTCGCGCTGGTCGACCGGAACGGTCAGCAGCGCGCAGATCGCGGCGAACATCTTCATGAGTTTTTCCATAATGTCTCGACTCCCGTCTTTCTTTTCGTTTTACCTGGTTGTGTCGGCGCACGCGGCCAGCAGTCCGTCCGCCGCCCGCGCCACTTCGCCCGGCTCGGCCTCGCCGGCGCCGTCAACGTCGTCTGACCCGTCCCCGGCCGGGGCGTTTTCTCTTTTTGCCGGGGGGGTCCGTTCGTTGACGGTCTCGCCGGTGAAGGCGCAAATCGTCTCTTCAATGTCCGCCAGCCGCTCGTCGAGGCCGGCGGCGAACTCGGCGAGGATCTTGCCGAGCTGCTCGACTACGGCCTTGGTGATGTCCTCGGCCTCGCCCGCGCGGCCCGGCCGGGGGGCGAACGCCGCCAGCTTGGCCAACGCGTCCTGGTTGCAGCCGACGGCCACGGCGGAGACCTCGTACAGTTCCTGCGCCGTGTGGTGGTATCGCTTGCGGCCGCCCACGGTGCGGTTCTCGCCGGCCCTGGGCATGAAGCCCACCGACACCGCACGCATGTGGCCGTCCCGATAGAGCGTCCGATACTCGCGGCCGAGTTCCGTGTCGGCGAACGCGACCTTGCCGACCAGCTCGCCGTCGACGACGCCGATCTCCTTGAACGACCCGATCACCGGCGAGCGGCCGTCCGACAGGCGGTGCATGTGCGCGGCCATGAACACCGGGTTTTTGTTGAAGTTCTCGAGGTCCCAGCCGTCCTGCTCGATCACTTCATCCGAGCGGTCCACGACGGCCGTGCTGCAGACGAACTCCACGTCGTAGCCGGCGTTCTCGTCGCCCACGGCCTTGATGCGCCCGATTACGTACTTCGGTGTGACGTTCATTTTCGTTCTCCCGAGCCGGAGGAACCGCAGATTGCGCAGATTTCGCAGATGGGTTTCCGGATCTCCGTTCTGTCCGTTTGTTTCTTCATCATCTGCGCCATCTGCGTAATCTGCGGTTACTCCGATTCTCCGCCTTCGGCGGATTTCCGTGCGTCGCTCATGTTCGCGTAGGTCTCGAATCCGCCGGCGGCCAGGCGGCCGGCCAGCTTGGCCAGCGCCTCGCCCGCGGCCTTGGGCGTTTTGGCCCGGCTGGCGATCGAGATGCACTGGCAGTTGATCGTGTTGCCCGGCGAGCCGTTTCTGTGGTCGCGCGGGTACATCAGCGATTCGCCGTCGACGATGAACGGCTCGGCGATCGCAATGGCCTTGCCGGGCCCGTAGACGCCCTCGGCCCGCACGTGGCCGGCGCGTCGCTCGCCGGGGCCGCGCGAGTGCAGCCACGCCTTGTGCGTCATCCCCGCGGCCTTCTGGGCGACGTGGCGCGAATCGCTCAGGGCCTGGCCCACGGCGTTGCGGGCCACGACCATCGCCGCCTTGCGGCGGTTGCCCATGACGGCCTGGATACGGTCGGCCAGGAGCCGGACGTCCTCGCCCGCGTTCAGGCCGTCTGCCAGTTGGCCGCGGAGCAGTTTTCGGGTAAAGGCGTCGATCTTCGTCGAGACGATGATGCTCTCGTGCCGGATCGCGGCCGCGATCGCGGGGTCGGACATGATCCGCTTGAGGGCCTCGGCCAGGGCGTCGCCCTCGAGGCCGGCCTCGACCAGCGCCTGGCGGACGCCCAGCTCGTTTGCGTCCGTCATGAACGCCCGCATGCGGCTCTTGAAGCCCGGGTCGTTCGGGAACGCGTGCAGCAGCACGCGGCGGATGACGTCTGCGTCTTTGACAACGGAATCCGGAGGAACCGCAGATTGCGCAGATTCGGACGATTTCTGTCCGGCCTTCTCTGTGAAATCTGCGGAATCTGCGGTTCCTCTTGTTCCGTTCTTTCCGAGCGCTTCGCGGAGTGCGGTCAGGGCGAGGGACTGCTGTTTCAGGTACCGGGCGCGGAGGAAGCCGCGCAGCCGTTTGGCCAGCGGGGACCACGACGCGGCCCAGCGCCGCCAGGCCGCTTCCGCCGTTTTTCGATCGACGGCGGCATGGATTGACGAATGACGATTGACGATTGACGATTGGCTCGCGGGGCCGTTATGTGCGTGATCGCGCCCCGAACCAGCGGGGCGGTGTGCGCCTTCTGCCTCCGGCGAATCGTCAATCGTCAATCGTAATTCGTCAATCTCTTCCTCTTCCTCTTCCTGGCCGAGCCGGTCGGCGTCGTCGCCGCCGCCTTCGGGGGCGTCGTCGATCCCCGCCATTCCCGCCGCGACCTCGCGCGCGGGTGCGAGGCTCATGGGCAAAAAGCCTTCGTCGCCCCAGTCGGTCGGGCCCATGCCGAGGTCGAGGGCCTCGTCGATCCTGTTGATCGGCCAGCCCATCGCAAAGAACGTCTTGGCCGCGTCCGTCCGGGCCAGGCGCATCTTCTGGACGACGGGCTGGTCCTCGAGGTCCCACACGACGATAAGCGTCGGGTCGATCCGGCTGACGATCTCCTGGACGCCGGGCAGCAGGGCGTCCGTCGTGGGGAAAATGGTCTGTTCGTAGAACTGGGCCAGGGCGTGCTGGGCGTAGGCCGAGGAGTCCCCGGCCGACTCCACCCAGCCCGCGACGACCGGCGGCACGCCGTACAGCGCCGCGATCTCCAGGCGCGTGGTGCTTTTTGTCAGGTGGTGCTCCATGTCGCGGAGCGTCGCGCCGGTGGGGGCGACCGTGCCGCCGCCCTCCATGACGATGGGCTTTCTGGCCTTGCCCGCGCCCTGGTACCTTCGTCGCAGGGCCAGCTCGAACTCCTCGCGCTGATCGGGCGTCAGGCCGCCGGGGAACGTGAAGGCCGTGCCGATCTCGCAGCCGTTGGCAAGGGCCGAGGCGTTGAAGAGCGAGGCGTTGTAGTCGGTGGCCAGGGCCAGCCGGCCGGGGACCGACGGCGAGAGGCCCGCCAGGGGATCGTCGTCGTCGGACCACAGGTGCCAGTACTTGACCTCGTCGGGGGCGAGGGCCTTCCTCCGCCCGGTCCCCGGCGGGCGATACCAGTAGCCTTTGAGCAGCGGCAGGCCGTCGCCGTCGCGGTCGACCACGGGCGCAACGCGGCTGCGGCCGACGACGTGGATCTCCGCGGGCTTCCGGCCGGCCATCCGGCCGAGGACCCACGCGACGGACCCGCCGGCCAGCCTGTGGGCGACCGTCGAGCGGATGTTGTGCTCCATCCCGTCACTGTAGTTGTTGGGCCGGCCCAGGAGCTGCCAGGCCTCGCCCGACTCGACGTATTCCCCCTCGGCCGCCCGGCCGACCACCACGCCGCGGGCGCCCTTGACGAGGCGCAGCGTGCTGCGGGGATTCGCCGTCAGATACCCCCGCCTGACGGGTCGGAAGTCGGCGCGAAACCCCTTGGTGAGTTTCAGGCCGGTCCCGGACTCGGCGCGGACCAGCCGCAGCGGGATCCCCGCCGTCGTGTCGGCCACGGTGTTGATGCAGCGGTTGGCCCAGAGGACGCGCTTGTGCGGATTGAGCGGGACGTTGAGCGCACCCGTCTCGCCGACGTCGGAGCCGGAGAGGAACCGCCGCGCCACCTCGCTCAGCGGCACGTCTTTTTGCTCGAGGCCCACGCCGCTTGTGACGCTCGTCACGGCGGAGCGAGACGTAGCCGGGTCGGAGCCCGGCGAAGACGCACCGGCCATCGTGGCCAGCGCCGCCGCCGCGCCGTCGCGTTGGTTGTTGTTGACTCGTCTCGTCGGCATCCTTGCCTCGTAACTCCGGATCAAAGACCCGGAGGAACCGCAGATTTCGCAGATTCGGAAGATTGGTTCGGGGAGGCGCTCGTGTCCCGGTGCCTCAGCGCGTTGCCATGGACGATGAAGTCGAGCGTCTCGCCGTCCCGGTCTGACGGATGGACGTAGAACGTCACGCCGAAGCCTTGGACCTCGCAACGCAACGTGTGGTCGAACCCGTCGTCCGCGGCGGCCGCTCTTAGGTACTCTTCAAAGGTCATCGTTTGCTCCGTTCTGCCCGTTGCCGTGCCAGAATCATCCGAATCTGCGTCATCTGCGGTTCCTCTTGGTTGTTACTATTCGGGCACCCACATTCGTGCCTGGGCGGCCCGGTTCTTCGCCGCCATGCGGGCCAGGCAGAACGCGTAAAACACGTCGCAGTGGCTTTCCGGGCACAGCGGGTTGGCCGTCTCGACGAGCCTTAGCCTATCGCCGCCGCGGTCGGCCTGGACGGCGTAGATGTCCGTGCCGATCCACTTGGTCGCGCCCTCGAGGGGCGGGATGACCTGGTCGGCGTCGTCGAACGCCGTGCGGGCCAGCGAGCCCATCTCGGCCTTGGACGCAGCGGTGAAGGTCACAGGCTGCCACCGCTCGCCGAACGTGGCGGCCAGCGTCTCGTTGGTGTCCATGCCCAGGCCGGTCGCGTCGCCGGCCCCGACGTTTCCGGGATTGGCCCGCATGGCCGACATGACGACCTCGCGCTGCAGCGCGAAGGTGCAGTCGCGCATGACGGCCAGGTAGCTGATCTCCCGCGCGGCCGCTCCGACGCGGTTGACCCAGACGACGGCCAGGTCGCTGTGGCGGGCCACGTCGTAGCCGATCTCGTGCCGCGCCGGATCTGCCGCCATCGCGTCGAAGAACGTCGGGTCCCAGCCGCCGTCGCCGGCGATCTCCAGGACCTCGAGGCCGCTCGCCGTGGCGGCGGCCATGAGTTTGGCCCAGGTGATCAGGGCCTCGAGGTCGCCGGTGAACTCGCACATGTACTCGCGCAGCCAGCCGACGTCGTCGCCGTAGAGTTCCTTGAACGTCTCGAGGTCGGTCGGATCGCCGTTGCCGTCCTTCAGCACAAAGCCCTCGGCGACGGACTTTTCGATGGTCTGCAGGTGGACGCTGTACCGTTCGGGCGCGTTGACCAGCTCGAAGTATTTTGTGTTTCGGCCGCGCGGCGTCGAGATGACGATGATCCGATGGCCGCGGGTGATCAGCGGGAACACGACGCGCCAGTGGTCGTAGCCGCCCCTGGCGAACAGGCCGAACTCGGTGAAGATGACGCTTCCCGTCAGGCCGGCCAGCGTGTCGGGGTCGCGGCCGGGCAGTGCCGTTACCGTCCCGCCGCCGGGCAGGTGCAGCGTCCGGGCGGTGCAGCGGAACGTATGGTCGAGCTGCTTGTCGTACTCGAAGTACTCCCGATCGGTCAGTGTGATCTCGCCCTTCCTGCGGGCGACGCGTTTGAAGATGTCGGCGATCTGGCGGCACTTGGCGAACGTCTGGTCGGCCTGGCGCTGCGTCATCGAGACGATGTACCAGTCGGCGCCGTTGGTCAGCGCGTCGTCGACGGCCTCGGCGGCCGAGACGAAGTCCTTGCCGCCCTGGCGGTGGACGCAGCCGACCTTCACGCGGGCCTTGTCGTTGAAGAACCGCTGCTGCCACGGCAGGAACGTTATGACAGAATTGCGGATTTCGGATTTCGGATTGCGGATTCCGTGCACCGTGTCGCCCGCCGTCTCTGACGACAATCCCGCATTCCGCTCGTCACGGCGGAGCATGTCGTAGCCGGGCAATCCGCAATCCGCATTCATCATGCCGCCTCCCCGAACACGGCGCTGCGGATCGCCGCGATGTCCTCGGCCGACAGCTTTCCATCGCCGGCCGACGTGGCCCGCTTGACCTGGCTGTCGAACTCGTTTCGCATTTCGCCCAGCTTGTGGCGGATCATTTCCGTTTCGGCGCCGCTCTTCTGGACCTTGGCCAGCGAGTTGAGGATCCGCGCCACGACCTCCGGCTTGTCGGTGTTCAGGTCTCCGGAGCGGAGTTCCATCAGGAGTTGAAAGACGAGCTGGTTGTAGCGCAGGCGGACCGCGCCGTACATCGCGTCTCCGCCTTCGGCGGCGGCCAGGTCGGAGTAGGCCTTGGCCTCGGCCGCGATCTGGGTCACCTCGCTCGTCGCCGCCCGCACGGCCCCGCGGGCCCGGTAGATGCTGTTGCGGCCGATCGGCCCGTAGGTCCGCTCGAACCACTCGTGCACGTGGTCGCCGGTGTAGCTGGCGTCCGACAGGCGGCGGTCGAACTCCATGCAGAGTTCGTCGCGTTTCTCGACGGCCTCGGGATTGTCCGCCACGCGGGCGACCAGGGCGTTGAGGTCCTCGGCCTTCATCCCCGAGGCCTCCGCGACGGCGGGCAGGGCCATGCCGACGGCTCGCCCGGCGTGAACCGCGATCAGATCGTATGCCTTGAGTCGTGCCATCGGTCATCCCGTCCGGTTGCCGGTGAACTCGTCGATGCGTCCCCACGGGTAGTCGGCCTCGACGAAGTTGCGCCCCCTCGAGGCCATCTTGAACATGTCGCACCGCAGATCCTCGTCCCATTCACGGACGATTAGCTCGTCGTCAACCATGTCGTTGAGGGCGCGCCGAAGCTCGGCGTCGGAGGCCTCGTGCTGGCGGCGAAAGAACCCGGCCTTGACCTGAGACCACGTCATGCCGAGTCGCATCCCGGCCCCGTCGACGGCATAGAGCAGTCGCAGGATGATCTCTCTGATCCATCTACTCCGCGCGACGTCACTCATTTCGGCCCCTTTCCGGTGTGCTCTTCCACGCGCGTTATGCGCTCCTGCAGGCCGTCAATGCGGTTGTGCGCTTCGCCGACCGACTTGCGAAACGACGAAGCGATCTGGTCGAGTCGATCCATCTGCTCCTTGCCGCCGGCGACGGCCTCGGTCAGCGTCATCGCGAACTCTTCGCGCGTCGCAAACGTCTTCTCCTGGACGCGCAGGTTCTCGGCACACCGCAGCTCGCAGGCCATGCGTTCCGTTTCGGCGGCGGCGGCCCGGTCGCCGAGGTCGCCGACCGTCTTGGCCACCTCGGCCAGCCGGTCTCGCATGTCGCGCATCTGGCTCTTGAGCACCTGGACCGTCACGTAGCCGATGATGCTGGCGGCCAGGACGATCGTCGCCAGCCGCTCGGCCACGCCGGCCCACGTGAACTCGCCGGCGGCGGCCAGGGCCGACGCCGAAAACGCGGACAGGGAGGCGACCGTCATGATCGCCTCCCCGTCGCTTGCCGGCGCGTCCGTGCTCTACGCATCGCATCGCCTTCCGTGATCTCGATACCGTCTGCCCGGGTTGTGCCCCGGGCGTGCCACTAGAAAAGTATCGGGACCGGGAAGGGGATTGCAAGAGAAAATCTTGGGACAACCAAGATTTTATTTGGTCTAATCGGTATTACCCGTCCGGGTTATCCGCCGCTTGGCGGGGGAACCCAGAGGGCTGCCAGCTTGTGGGCAATCCACACCGAGACGCAGCAGGGCGCATTGTTGCTTGGGTCGTAGGGCTTGCCGCCCTTTGTGACCAGCGGCGATATATGGCCGCCTTTGGCCCGGCATCGCCAGTTGGTCGTGCGAGCAGACGCCGAGCGCTCATACTGCAGGCTGACGCTTGATGGCTTGCCTCTGCCATCGCACTCAAGAGGGAGCCATGGCCCCTCGCTAATATACACCTCGCCCGCCTGGTCCATCACCTCGACCGCATACGGACCGACGAACCACTTTCCGCCCCGTTTCTGCTGGTGCCGACTGATGATGCTGTAGGAGTCCCGCGCACCCGCCTCATCCGAGATCAGCCAGCAGATGCGGCCTGAAACACTGCCCCATCGCCACGCGACATCTCCAACCTTCCGTTGCCACGCCTCCTCCCGGGGCGTCGGGGGCCGGTCGCCCCACGGGCTGCTTCCCCGCACGGGCAGCGCCGGTGCTGCTTTGGGCTCGCCCTTGCCCAAGAACGGAAGAAGACAAAGGCACATCACGAACCCGACGGCCCCCGCAAACAGCACTCGATTCGACAGTGCATGCAACATCGTACACTCCTTTCTCTTTTGCGTTCTGCGTCCGGCCCGTCACTCCCGCACGATCAGGGGGAGGTGGGCCACGATGGGGAAGCGCCCGACGACGGCGTCGACGCCGACGGGCTCCGGCGCGTATCGCGGATCGGGGTTCAGAGACTCGAGGACGACCCGGCCGCCGTCCAGGCGGGGCCGCTTGAGGCGGGCCTCGACGGTATCGCCGGCGCGGACCATCACGCAGCAGATCTCGCCGAAGTCGGCCTCGCCGGCGGGGTCGACGACCACCATGTCGCCGTCGCGAAAGTCGGGCCCCATCGAGTCGCCCTTGATCCGCACGGCCACCGACGTGTCGGGCGCATCGTCGTAAACGACAAACTCCGCCGCCCAGCCGGGCGGATATTCGGTGGCTTCCACCGTGTCGGTGTCCAGGCCCTGGCCGGCGGCGATCCGCCCGACGATGGGCACGTAGTGCTTGTGCCAGTCCTGCGCCGACGGTACGTCCTCGGGCGCGACGGTGCGGTAGCCCCGCCGTGCGGCCGGGCGGCGCGGCTTGCGGCGTGCGGGCCGGTCCGCCTCGGGTGGCGGGGTCATCGACTCTACCAGGGCTTTGCGGGCGTCCGGATCGCCGGCCGTCTTGATCAGGTCCGACACGACCTGGGACTGAACGGTGAGCCGCGCGAACTCCTTCATCAACTCGTCGTGCGACGCCTCGCCGAGGTCCGCAAACGTGGGGTAGGCCGTCTCGCTGGACGGTTCTTCGCCCTCCATGAGCCAGTTGGCGTCGTGGAGGTGTTCGCGCGCCAGTTCGATCAGGCCGCGAAGGACGCCCAGGTTCGCCCGGTTGCTCGTGCCGTTCTCCAGGCGGGTGATGCTGTCGGGGCTGTCGAGGCCGAGTTGGGCGGCCAGTTCCCGCTGAGTCATTCCGGCCAGCCGCTTCCGGAGGTAGCGGATACGCTCGCCCAGCTCTTTCGTCCACTCAGACATGACGCCTCAAGTTTTTGAAACTATTTGAAAAAAGATTTTGGTTTAACCTTGCCTTCGTCCGATGAAACCAATATTATTACCGGTGAACCACGACACAGTCCGCTCCAACGGCCCGCAAGGCCAGAGGTCAACGATGCCACAAAGCACGAAACAGGATAGACCGAACTCAAGAGTTTTAGCACGCACGGACGGCCGGGTCAAGGGGAAAATCGTAGCGGCCGGAATTCGCCTCGGCGAGTTGGCCCACGCGGTGGGCTTAACATCGTCGGCCCTGACCCTTTACGTCCAGGGCAAGTGCGGCAACCGAGCGCGGCAGGAACAGATCTACGTCGCCTTCCGCGCGCTGTCGCAATCGGACATCACCCTCGAGGAGTTCTGGGGCGAGCTGTTGAGCGAAAGGATGGCGGGATGAATCCATTGTCGATTTACGATTTACGATTTTCGATTTGTGCCGGACGGGAGGGGGGTGAGCGATGATCGCGGCGATTGAATTCGGACAGCGAGTGGCCGACGCCCGCAGGGGCCTGGGGCTGTCGGTGACCGAGGCCGCAGAGCAGACCGGCGTGGACGAGAGCGAGTGGGACGTCCTGGAGGTGGACGCCGCGTTCGTCAGCACGGAGATGGGCCTGGGCATCATGCGGTTCCTCGTCGCCGCCGGGGTCAGCGCACGCTGGCTGATCACCGGCGAGGGCGATATGGGAGGGCAGGCGTGATGGACGGCCGCTACACGAGTTTCTGCGCGCGGATCAAGGCCGCCCGGGAGAGCCTGGGCAATGTGCCGTTGCCGGTCATACCGCCGGAGTCGACATGGCGCGCGATGATCTCCTGCACGGCGGCGTCAATGCCCCCGATCCAGATCTTCGACATGCTACAGGTCCTCGTCGAACGTGGAATCAGCGCCCACTGGCTGATCACCGGCGAGGGCGAGATGGGAGAGGAACGATGACATTGCCGATTGCCGATTCGGAATGCTGCAGTGACGTCGCAATGAGGAACCAGCGCGTCCGGATTGCTTTCGGGGGAGCAGTAACCGATGCCCGCGAAGGCCTGGCCCTGAACGTCCCGGCCGCCGCCGAACAGGCCGGGGTGTCGGCGTCCGCATGGCTGAGCATTGAGCTAGGCTGCGGTACGCTGGCGAGTTCCCTATTGGCGATGCGATCCCTCGTCGCGGCCGGCGTTTCGGCCCACTGGCTGATCACCGGCGAGGGCGAGATGGGAGGCGACTGATCAATGCAAATTGGAAATTGGAAATTGGAAATTGAAAGGGCCACTGATGGGACTTTTTGATTGGATCAAACGTGCGGCGCGAGGCGGGTACGCCCGGGTCGAGATGACGCTGGCCACGGGCCAGCAGATCGAGGCCGGCAACCTGACGATCTCGGCCGCCGGCGACGGGCAGATCATGGTCGAGGTCGGCGGCCGGTTCGCCGCGATCATCACCGGGGCCCCGACGCGCCGCTACCACGTCATTTGCCACACGGACGGGCGGCGACTCCTGCGGCGCACGAGGACGCCCGTCGGGCCGCTGCTGATCCTCGGCCCCGGGGGCGACTACCGCGACGAACGGTACAGCGACCACATCGGCGGCGATCCGGAGACGGATCCGCCGAAGGCGGAGCAGATTTCGCAGATTGCGCAGAGGGAGACGGGCAAGACATGAGCAGCTCGTCAGCGCAGAAATCCGCAATCCGCAATCCGCAATCCGCAATTCCGGAAGGCTTCATTCCGGCGACGCTGGCGGCGTCGATCAAGGGGGTGCACGTGCGGACGATTCGGCGGCGGTGCGCGGCGGGCGAGATGGCGGCCGTCCGGGTCGACGGTTTTTGGTACGTGGACCCGGCCGCCGATCCGGCCCTCCGCCTGGCCACCGGCGAGACCGCCCCCGCCCCGGCGGCGGCGGGCGACGACCTGGCGGGCCTCAGCCAGGCCCAGCGCGAGCGGGCCTTTGCGCGAATGACGATGGCCCGCCGGTACCTCGCGGCGCTCGAGCACAAGCCGGCGGGGATGACGAGCCGCGAGTTCTCGCTGCAGTTCGCCGCCCAGTGGTCGGCCGAGAACCCGGCCAACAAGACGGGCCGCTCGGCGCTGCTGGGCTGGGTGGCGGCGTGGAAGGCGAAGGGAATCGCCGGACTGGTGGACAGGCGGGGCGGGGCACGGACGCCCGCCCCGTTCACCGCCGAGGCCAAAAGCTTCCTGCTCGGGCTCTACGCCGACCAGCACCAGTTGACCATACCTTATATATACACGGTCCTGCTCGGCGAGGCCGAACAGCAGGGCTGGAACGTCCCGGCGCTGCGGACCGTCCAGCGGTGGATTCGGAAACACGTCGACCCGAAACTCGTGGCCGCCGGGCGCGACCCCAAAATGTTCCGCGACCGCATGACGCCGGACATTCGGCGCGACTGGACGCTGGTGGAGGCGATGACCGCATGGGTCGCCGACCACCGCCAGGCGGACGTCTGGATACCGCGGCAGGATGACAGGACGCTCGAGTGGTCTTGGGCCCGGCCGTGGCTGACGATGTTCCTCGACTGCCGCTCGTGGTTCCCGGTCGGCTACGCGATCGAGTTCGACTCGCCCGACGCCAACCGCGTGATGGGCGTGTTCGGCTCGGCCATCGAGGCCTGGGGGGCCCCGGTCAACGTCATCCTCGACAACGGCAAGGACTTTCGCGCCCGCGACGTGGCCGGCGGGCGGCCCAAGCGCAAGAAGGCCGAGCCGAAACTGTTCGACGAGAAGCGGCACACGAACCTGATGGAGGGCTGCGGCATCCACCCGGTCTGGGCCATGCCGTACAATGCCCGGGCCAAGATCATCGAGCGGTTTTTCGCCATCATGGCCGATGCGTTCGACCGGACGTGGCCGACGTACTGCGGCAACTCGCCCGACAGGCGGCCCGAGCAGCTCAAGGGCCTCAAGGCCGGCCAGGTGGACACCGGCCTGCTGAACATCGACACGTTTCGCGCGGCGTTCGGCCGGTGGCTTCTGGACGACTTTTCGCTCGCCCCGTCCCCGGCCGTCGCCGCGCGAAAACTCTCGCCCCGGCGGGCGTTCATGGAACTGAGACCCAAAAACTTCGTACCGGCCAGGCCGTCCGCCGAGACGCTGAGCCTCCTGCTGACGCGGTCCCGGCGGGCGGTCGTCGGCAAGGACGGCGTGTACGTCCGGGCGTTCATGAACCACTACTGGTCCGACGCGCTCGAGGACCGCCGCTGCGCCTCGGGGCGCGACATCGGCCGACACGTCGTCTATCGCTACCGCCCGGGCGATCCGAGCAAGATCTGGGTGTTCGACTTCCGCAGCGACAGGTTCCTCTGCGTGGCCGAACCGTACGCCGGCGCGGGCCTGCACCCGCTGGCGGCGAGCGACGACGACCGCGACAAACTCGCCGGCGCGATCGCCCTGCAGCGGCGGACGGCCCGCGCGGCCAACGCCACGGTGAAGGCCGTGCGGGCCGCCAGCCGCAACGTCCTGGTCGAGGCCCACCGTCGCGGCCAGGAATCGCGCGGGATCCTCGACGACCCCGCCTCGATCAAAAAGGCCCCGCCGCCGGTGATCAAGCTCATGCCGGGCGGGCAGATGGACGCCGCCGCGCAGGCGGGCGTCGAACACGACAGGCGGAAAGAACAAACACGCGCCGCCGCGAAGGACCTGGCGGCGCTTCTATCGACAGGCACGGACGCCGCAGACGCGCGGCCGGCCGGGCCTTCCCAAGGCGAAGAGTTTTCGCCGTGGGAGGCCCTGGCCGCCGCGGAGGACGGCGATGGGCAACAAGGCGAGTCTTGAATTTCTGAGGAGCAACGGCATGGACGCCACGAGAGAACTGAGCGGGCAGGAACAGAGCGAGATCGTCCGCCGCGTGCGCGAGGCCCAGGCGGCGGACGGGATCTCGAACGAGACGATCGCGCAGATCCTCCAGTGCAGCTCGTCGACGTGGTCGCAGATCCGCAACGGCAAATACGCCGGCGACACGGAGAGCTACCTGCGGGCGGCGAGGTCGTGGCTGGACCGCAAGGCCCTCGGCGCCGAGGTCCCCGACACGACGTTCGTCAAGACGTCGATCGCGCACCAGATCATGATGGTCTGCAGCCGGGCCTGGTCGATGCCGACGGTCGGCCTGGTCATAACGCCGACCGGCCTGGGCAAGACGTCGGCCCTGCGCGAGGTCAAGCGGACGCACGGGCGGCGGTGCATCTACGTCCAGGCCGGCCAGATGATGCGCACGCCGCTCGGGCTGCTGGGCGAACTGGCCCTGCAGCTCAACGTCTCGGTGCCGCCCACGACGTGCGGCTCGGCGATCTACCAGCAGGTCCGCAGCCGCCTGGCCGGCATGTACGCCAAGGGCCTGGCCGACAGCCCGCTGGTCCTGATCGACGAGGCCACCACGCTGACGCCCGGCGCGCTCAACATGCTGCGCAACCTGCACGACGATCCGGCCTGCAGGCCGGGGATCGTCCTGGCCGACACGTGGCGGCTCGACCGCGAACTCAAGACCCGCCGCGTTCGCGGCATGGCCGGCGGATACGAGCAACTGACCGGCCGCAGCGGCGTGGCGTTCAGCATGGACGCGAGGTCCGAGATCAGGCAGGCCGACGTGACAAAGGTCGCCAAAAGCATCATGGCGTCGATCGGCTTCGACGGGCGCGTGGGGCCCAGCACGTACGCCTACCTGGCCTCCCTGGCCCGCCGGGCCGGGGGCTTTCGCAACGTGCTGCACCGCCTCTGGGTCTGCAACGACCTGGCCGAGAACCTCGGCCACAAGGCGCGATTCACCGTCGAGGAACTCGACGCCGTCGCCCCGATGGTCGGGGACGAATGCACGATGGAACACTCGGCCCCCGGCCCGTTCGGGCGACCGGCGTTGTCTGCGAAACCGTCAAGGTTAACTAAATCCGCGTAATCCCCGGCCCGTGGGGCCGCGGTTCCTCTTGCAGGAGAACGAGATGGCGACGGAATACGAGATCTGGCGGATCAACGGGCCGCACGGGCCCGCGGTCCTGTTCGACCTCGGGGAGATGAGGCGGGAGGAGGCCGAACGGTGGGCCGACAAGCAGATGCGGAAACGCCGGTGGTTCGCCGTGGGCGTTCGGCCCAGAAGCCGCACGGTAGGACCGTGGAGCTACCTCAACACGCTCGATCCCGACCCCGAGCCGATCGACGTGCCGCCCCCGCCCGCCCTGCAGCCGCTGCCCATGAGAGACAACCCGGCGGTCAGCCGAAGGCCGACCGCCTGAAGGAAGGAAAGCGACATGAGCGACTTGAACTACGAAACGGAACTCTGTTCGGCCCCAAGCGGCCGGCACTACGTCGAGATCTACGACATCGCCGGCGGCGGGCGGCGGCTGGCCCACACGACGGCCCGGCGCGACACGCCGGGCGAGGCGCGGGCCCTGGCGTGCGACTGGATCGCGTTCGTCGCCCGCGCCGCCGCGACGGGCCGAACGGGCGAGGCCGTGCCGGAGGTCGCGTGATGGGAACGTACCGGGGCAACGTGCCGCAACTCGAGGCCGACGCCGAATCGATCGTGCGGCGGTACCTGGCCGGCGAGGCCGGCGTGGCAGAACTCATGCGCGAGTACCACGTCGCGTGGCCGTCCATCAACCGCCTGCTGCGGAGGCACACCACCGCCGCGCAGAGACGCCGCGTAACGAAGCGGACCCGCGCGCGCTGCCTCGGCGGGCGGTTCCAGAAGGGCAACGTGCCGTCGCACAAGGGGACCAAGGGCGTCATGAAGGCCAACAGCGGATCGTTCAAGCCCGGCTGCCTGCGCGGCCAGGCGGCCCGCAACTACCGCGCGGTCGGCGCGATCGTCACCCGGTACGACAGTGTGAAGAAGAAATGGCGCGGCCGCCGGCCGAAACGCGGCCGCCCGCGGCTGTGGATCAAGATCTCCGACGACGCCCCGCGCGCGCGCGACAACTGGATCCCCCTGGCCCGTCACGTCTGGCTCGCCGCGGGCCGCACGGTCCCCGATGGCTGCTTCATCGTCCACTTCGACGGCGACACGCTCAACTGCAAGCTCGACAACCTCCGCTGCGTCGACCGCCGCGGGCACCTGGCCCTGCAGATCGCCCGCAACCCCGAGCAACTGGTCAAGCAGCGCCGCAACGCCGGCGAGGCCAACCGGCAGCGCCACGCGGCCAACCGCCGCCGCAAGAAGCTGTTTGATCATGATCCGCCCGTGATCGTCTGGGAGTGTGCCGCGTGCGCCGGCGACGTCGACGGGCGGCGGCCGCCCGAGCGCTGCGCCAAGTGCGGCTCGTGGACGTTTATCCGGCGAGCACTGCGCCCGAAACGGAGGGCGATATGACCGCCGCCAGACAGGCGATCCGGGCACTGCTGCAGGCGCTGCTCGAGACGGGCCTGCCCCGAAACCAGAGGCTGCTGCTGATGCTCTACGCCGACGAGCGCGACTTTTCGCTGCGGGAGATCGCCCAGGTACTCGGCGTGGACGAAGACCAGGTCGTCGAGTCGCTCAAGCAGTTCATCGACGCCGTGCGGCGGGGAGGTGCGGCGTGAAGATTCGATTCGTTTTTGCGAGGGATGACGGCGTGTGCCCCGTGTGCGAGCGGCCCTATCGGCAGGGCGAGAAGATGGTCCGCCTGAACGGGCGCGAGCGGGTCCACGGGCGGTGCGCCGAGGCCAGGATCAGAAAGGCCCGAAACCACCTCGCCGGCGTCCTGGGCCGAGTGACGCGGGAGTTCGGCCTGAAGCGCAAGGCCAAGGCGCCGCCCCCGGCGTGGAGCGGCAGGGTCGTCGGCTACTCCAAGGGCCAGCCCGTCTTCCTGAAGGAAGACGGCCGGACCGCCCGGGCCAAACGCAATCCGCAATTGAAGGAGGTGCGATGATGGGCCTGACGAATCGGCAGAAGCAGCTCCTCCACGTCGTGCCGGCCGCGCTCGGGATCGACAAGACCGCCCGCCTGATGATCCAGCGGACCGTGGGCGGGTTCGAGTCGGCCGCCGACGCGGCTGCCACGCACGAGGGGTTCGCCGCCGTAATGGCCCATTACGAGGGCCGTAACGGGGGGTCACTGCCACGTTACACGCCGGGCTACTGGAAGGCCTCGCACGAGCGGAACGAGCGCGAGGGCGGCGACCCGCAGCGGCTGCGGCACGTGATCGTCGAGCGGGCTGCGGACATGGGCTGGAGCCGATCGGACGTCGAGGCGTTCCTGGTCGGGCCGCACGTCTCCGGCGGCAAGGTCGCGTCGCTTGCCACCGCCTCGGCGTACTGGCTGGACAGGTGCCTTACGGCGATCACGGCCATCGCGGCCCGCAAGGCCAACGCGGAGTTCCTGGACGCGCTGGAGACGGTCAACAGGCTCAGTGAAGAGCCGCCCACGCCGGGCGAGATCGTCGCCGGCGTGCGGGCCTGGATGTCGGACGACCACCCGTACGTCGACCTGCTCGACTTTCCATTCAGCGACAAGACGATGGCGTTCCTCGACGACTGCGCCGACCGGATCGCCCAGCGCGGCGAGGGGGCCCGGTTCAGCGACCGGCAGGTGAGTTACCTGCGCGATATCTGGCGGGAAGCCGTCCACGAGATCAAGCTCAACGCGAGGCACGTCGCCAAGCAGCTCGAACGGGAGGGCGTCGCGTGACGGACAAGACCGAACCGCAGATTACGCAGATTCCGGGCCGATTCGCCACGGACTCGCCGCACCACACGGCGTCGGAAGAGGAGATGCTGGCCAACCGCGTGACGATTCGCCTGCAGGGGCGAGAGATCCTCGAGCAGTTGGCCTGGGACCGCGGCAAAGCACCACGCGTGACGTGCCGCTGCGGCAAGCGGCTGTCGGTCCTGATGGCGTTTCGGTGCTTCTATTGCGGCGTATGGTTCTGCAAGGAATGCGCCGCCGAACACTTCGCCGGACAGGAGGGCGGCGAGTGATCATCGGCGGCTACGTCATCGTGCGGGCGGACGGCAGGCCGTTCTACGGCCTGGGTGGCGGGATCCAGATGCGAACAGACGCCGCCCAGGCGGCCCGCAGTGCCAAGACGCTGTCCGTCCCGGACGGCAACACCGGCACGCTGCACGTCCGGCCGGCCGAGTTGCACATTCTCGAGCCGATCCCTGAACCGAACGACTCGTGGCAAGGGTCCGACGAAAGCGAGGGCGGCGATGACGCAACGGCCCTTTGACTTCACGTACGATCAGGACAAGGCGAACTGGGCGGCCAACTGTGCCCACAGCGAATGCGGCAGCATCGGACCGATGCGAGCGGTCTACCTCTGCCTGTGTCGCAAGGTCCGCAGCGTCGCGTGCGTGGGGCCGCTCTGCCCGCTGCGCGTCGAGTGGTTCGGCCACGAACGCATCGACCCGGTCGAGGGGGCACCGTGATGGGATTCTTCGAGGTGACCACGACAGGCCGGGGGCGCGAGCTGCAGGTGCGGTTTCGCCTGGTGGGCGTCCATGGTCAACTCTACCACGCGGAGATCGTCGCGTCGGCGGCGGGCGTCGAACTCGAGGGCGGATGGCCGGTGATGAACCCGTTCCAGGTGCTGAAGCTCGCCGAGTCGCTGATTGTTGCGGCGGCGGTCGCCGACGAGATCGCCGCCGGGCGGGCCGAGCAGTTCGACAAGAAGTTCCTGAGGGAGTCCAACCGATGACGACGGCCACACGGACCAAGCCGGCCAACATGCCGACGCGGCGTCCGCTGCCGGCGACGGGCGGCGAATACAAGACCAACGCAGACCGCGTGCCGGCCGACCCGATCGGCCTGCGCGGCCTGCCCGACGATCGCGAGGGGCTCGACGGCCTGGTCGTGGACCTCTGCCGCCTGCTCAAGCGGGCCCGAGAGTTCGGTCTGACCGGCCGCGCGGTGGCCAGGGCGCTGGGGCTGACGGGCACTCGAGCGGTCCGGCTGTTGGCCGCCTACGCCCGAGTCCACAAGGCCCGGCGGGAGATCCTCGGCATGCCGGGCACGGGCTACTTCTGGGCCCCGGCCGTGCCGGACGCGAGGATCCACATGATCGCCCACAGCCGGCGGATGGGCCGCTGCTGGATGTTCCTGTCCGCGCTGTATCGACGGGGCGACGTCGCGGCGACCGTGGCCCAGATGACGTTTGAGTTCATGGAGGGGGCCGATGGGTCGGCTGCCGACGAACTGGCGGCCATGGTCCAGGCAGAGGGGGCCACAGCTTGTCAGCCGGATGAAACAGACGCCCGAGGGCCGTGCCGCCCTGGCCGCCGTCGCCCGGCGGCACGGCGATGTCCTCCTGCCGTCCGCCGTCCGCAACGAGCTGCTGGCCGCCACCGACCGTATCCGCGCCACGCTGGCCGCCCTCGACGCGGGGCCCGGCGTGGTCCATCCCGGGACAGACCCCGGCCAGGCCCCTCCGGCCCCCGCGGACAAACCGCGGACATTGGCCGGACAGCCCGCGGACACGAAGGCCCGTTAACAAGGAGTTAACCCCCGATTCCCGCGGCCGTCCAGTTTTGCTCTCCCCGGCCTCTTCGGCGTCTCTAACCCCTTGCCAGTCCCGCCAAATACCGCCTCATCCCGCCCCGTCCCGCTTTCCCCTGCGCGTTATAGAAGCCGTTGTGCGATGCGACCGTCC